CTCATGGGGCTCTGACAATGTGTTAAGCGGTACTTCGCCTAACGTAGCTAAGCACTCGTTAACAACGTCTAATGTTGATGCCATACGGCCTCCAAACAGAAAAAAACCCCCAACCAATTAAGGAAGGGGGTAGGATAGGACTAACACAAAAGACCCCTCCACGAATGGAAGGGTCAGATGTCTTAACCCAATTAGGGTTTCAGGATGACGCCAGAGAACTCGGCGCGGTTGGGTGTCACACCATAGCTCAAGTGTGCATCAACAAACCACTGCTTCGTGATCTTATCCCAGAACACGTCAGTGGTCAGGGGGATAGTCTCACCGGCCAGCAAGGCGCGGGGCGAGAATGCAGCGGCAACGACCTTCGAGAAGTCGCCATCGTAGGCAGAGCCCAACAGGTGACTTGCAATGGTCTGACCAGCAGGGAAGTTGGTCGAGCTGATTACCGGGACACCGTAGGCTTTCAGGAGGTGAGCTTGGATGCTGGTGCCTTCTGAGGTCTTGTAGGTGCCGTCGATGAGTTGTTCGTTCTGCAACAGGGTGTAGAACTCGGCAGGGCGCAAGGCCAGCACGACATCATCGGTACGAGGATCAACGTCCTTCTCTTCCAACTTCACGAAGAGGTTGGCGATAGCGGCATAGAGCTTCGCAGGATCGACAGCATCACCAGCCAAGGCCAGCGTGAACTGAGAGCCACCCGAATGACCAGCAGGTTTGCCAGCAGCACCAGTACCTTGATAGGACGATTCGGTGAGCAGAGCGGCCTTGATGGCTTGGATGAAGAACGACTGATCTTTGAACTTGGCAATCTTCTTGCCATGCTCAAGGCCAATTTCCTTGCGGCTATCGTAGCTGGTCTGGAAGGTTTCCAGAAGCGGCAGAACGGCGCGTGCAAGGATGACGGTATCCACAGTCAGAATGCGTTTCGCAAAGTCGGTCAGAGTACCATCAGGCGTAGTGCCCGGAGTGGCCTTCTGGAGGGTAGATTCACCCACGGCGAAGTTGGTGATCGTGGAGGTGCCCTTTACAGGCCGAACAGGAATCCAGCCTGCAAGCGCAGACTTACGTTCGATTGTGGATTCGACCACACCAGTAAACTCTTCCAGATGAAGCGCACTGACGCTACCAGCAGAGTTCTCTTGACCGGGGCGGACGATGTTAAAGCTGTCATTGAGTGCCATGTTGGCTCCTTATATTGACGGTTGAAGTTACCCGCCTAACCGTCAATGTTGACAGCGAGGATCGGGCGGGTTTGTGTATTATGGGTACTGAATCAATTCCCACGATACGCTGAGCGTCGAGCTTGCAGTGAGGCGTACTCTTTCGAGCCCTCCAACCTGCCGCCTAACTTAGCGTTAAGGCTTTGCACAGCATCGCTGTAGGCTCGTGGGCTCAACGGGGCGTTAGCTCCATCAGGCACACCGCCACGGCTTGCGTTAGCAGTACCGTCACGTGGGTTAACAACCACATTGGTTGCTCGGCTATACGAGTCAACGAGGTGGCGCACAGCAGCCTTAGCCGCCAAGCCCCCTTGGTTGAGCAGCGCGTTGACCTCAGCCTTTTCAGCCGGGGTTGCATTTTCGCTTGCCCATTTTTGAACAGTGGTCCATTCATCTTTGCCTCCAGCTTCCGCATAAACGGATTCACGGATAGCTGCATTCTTTGTTGCAGCCTCGGCGCTAGCCCGTTGGTATGCTGCCTCACCGAGAGCGACGAATTGCTCCCAGCCTGCGGCACCCTTGGCAGCTAGGGTAGCCTTGAGGATCGTAAAGTCACCGTTGATGGCGGCAACAACCGCTGGGTGGTTTTGGTCAAGACCGGCCTTGCCAATGAAGTCGAGGGCCATGTCGAGACCAACGTCACCTGTCGGTTCGTATGACACTGGTTCAGCCGTAGCTGGTACTGGGTCAACAGGCGGCACCACTGGGGCGGCCACTGTTGGCTTCACTTGGTCGAGTACCAAACTGGTAGTATCGACCGGGGCAACCACTGGGGCTGCTACCGTACCTTCTGCTGGGGCTGTATTCTCTGTTGTCATTGTGTTCCTTGTTGAGCTTGTTGATTGGCAGTTGCCACGCCAGCCTGTGCAGCAGCTTGCTCACGGACTCTAGCTTGGGCAGATGCCTCCTGTACCTTAGCGAACTCGTCGTCCGTCATAAGGAATCGGTTAAGGTCAATGTTGCGACCCTGCCCGATAAACGATCCAACCTCTTCCCATTTAACCCGAGCAGCAAGGTTGTCAGGCACAGTCGAAACTGATGCCATGTCGGCCATTGCCAATCGGAAGTTGTCCAAGTCACCGTTGCGGCTAAGGGCATCTAGCCCAGTCACAATGGTAACGTCAAGATCGGCTTCCTTGATCTTCAAATCAATGGTGTCGAATAGCCAGTGGGCTACGGGTACTTGCACCGATGAGGCCAGTGTAGAGTACACACCGCCGTAAGCTGTCTCAAGCTCGTTGGCAGTGAGTCGCACTTCCTCAGTCGTAACACGTTCAGCGTCACGAATCACCGATGATCCCATAAGGAAACCACGGGCAATGCGCCGCTCATAACGGTCAAGGATTTTCTCGGCTGTGGCGATAGCCTGTGGGTTGCCGCCCTGTGTGGGTGCAACGTCAGAGGGTAGGCCCGGAAGGGCATCGCCGTTCTCGCTGTTGTTCAGGTCATCAATGGACGTTTGCCCATTGGGGTTAACCATCCAGCGATACTCGGTGCCGAGAACACCACCATCCACTACCGACTCGCTAAGCACGCTGGTGGCCTCAAGGTCGCCAATGTACTCTTCGACCAAGCCAGTACCGTAGTCAGACTCGTCTGCGATGTCCCAAGTAATTGCTTGGTACGGCATACGATCAGCAGGCCAGCGCCCATCGAACTCTTTCGGCAGGCGAACCTCATCAACCCACTGAGTCATGGTGTATGAGCCGTTAGACCCACGCACAACCCACTTGTAGAAGCTGACCTCAGTATCGTCCTGATAACGCTGGCGCAGCATCTTCACGATCTTCTCGTCAAGCTCATCGAACTTGACTTTCTCGCGGATAACCACAGTCGTGACCTCGCCCCAAATGTTGCGCTTGACCACGTAGTTACGCAGAGCGATGACCCGCAGCCCACGCTTGGTGAGTACGAGCAGCGCATTACCTGACACTACGATGTGCCGAAGCAGGCGGTACAGTTGAGGACGTTGCCCCCGACTGTCAAGCTCTTTGATGGCGGTGCGCTCACCCTCAGCGAGGATTTGATCCAACTGTGTCGAGGTGAGGCCAGCACTCAAGGCAGCAGCCTTAGCCTTCTTGCCCGGCACCAACTTAGCGAATGGCCGAGAGGGTGCGAACATAGCCAGCATGAGCTTGTTGCACAAGTGGTTGACAGCCTGAGCACCTAGGCTCTGGTAGTCGTGGCTCTGGTCTGAGTTAAGCTCATGGAAGCCGTCAGGCAGGCAGATTTTGGGAATGGTTAAGGCCGCGTACCGCTCCACGCGAGTAAGAAGACCTGACCTCTTGCTGTCTAGAGCAAACCATGTTTGTGATGCGGTACGGTATGCCATACGTTCCCCTTAGATGTTGACGCCGGTATCAACACCCACGCCGAAGGTAGCCTTACGCTTGCGAGTTGTCTCGCCAGCAGACACGGGCACCGGGCCGCTCAGTTGAATATCCGGGTTGTCCATAGGGACATCCATTGCGTCACTCGCTGCACCAACGGCGGCATTTCGGGCCGCTGCTGCTGCTTGGGAGGTAGCTGCTTGTGCGGCTGAGTCACGTGCGGCCTTAGCAGACTGCTCAGCGCTGGCCTTGATAGCGGCAGCTTGTTGATCGGCAGCCCGTTGTGCAGCATCCATCTGTGCCTGCTGTCCCGTAATCTTACGAACGAATCCCATGTTATACCACCTTGAAGAAAGAAGAGGTTAGCTGTTTAAAGCCTGCTCTGTTGTAGGCCCCGGCAACAATGTTAACCGGGGAACTGTCTGCTGTCATGACTAGGCCAATGCCCCTAGCCTTAGCAATTTCCACGAGGGCGTCCGGGATGCTGTCTACTGACCCACCGGGAGCTAGCTTTAACACTAACCACTCCATGAGTACCGGCTTGGTTGAGTACCACGGGACAGTCTCGTCTGTCATGA